CGACGAGATAGTTGACGAGACGCGTCTCAGCCGTTGGGCGGTTGACCGCGTCCTCAAACGGCTGATTGGCGAGGGCGCAATCGAAGCCCGCGACAGCTTCCTCCTCGACGCAGACGCGGACGAGCCCGGTCGCCCGCCCGTCGAATACCACCCGACCGACTCGCCCCGCGGCGAGGTCTTCTCTCACATTCTGCGCCGCGCCGTAGACGACGACCTGCTCTGAGTGCCGCCCGCAAAATAAACGCGCCTCTCTGCCTTACTCTGTGACTTGTTAGGAAGAGAGGAGAAGCAGGCCGAGGCGGTCTCACCGAATGTTCATCCTACTATTTCAAACCGACGCAGGAGCAGCGGCGTCGCCGTGGGCGATACCGCTCGCCATACTCGCCACACTCCTCGGCCTCATCAACGTCTATCAACTTTACAAGTCGCGCGAGGCCGGTACTTGGAAGGGCGCAGCCAACGCCTATGAGGCCGAGTTGGGGATTGTGCGCACGCGGGCGGAACGTCTCGCCACAGAGAATCTCGAACTAACCCGGCAGGTCGCGGACTTGAAGGCGCGCACCGACCTGTCACAGCTCGCGCACGACAGCAGCGAGCAGCACGCGGGCATCGTCTTCGCTCTTAGAGAATTGTCGGAGGCGTCGGCCCGGCAGCACACGCAGTTGACGCAAACGATGACGGAACAGACGAAGATGTTTATGGGCTTACAGTCCCATACGGCGGGAGTCTTCGAGCAGGTCGCCGAACAGTTCCGCGCCATCAAGACGGAACTGGATAGGCGTTGAGTTATGGGAAGCGTTGAAACATCGGGTGACCTGCGCGGCGTGCTCACTTTCGACAGCCAACTCCTCTACGCGGCGGCCGTCGCGCTGACGAAGACCACCAAGCAGTCGCAGAGCGAGGTCATTGACACCATCCGCCGCACGTTCACGACGCGGGGGACTTGGTATCTGCCGAGTAGTCGCTTCGGCGTCCGCATAACGCCAGCGACGAAGGAGCGGTTGGAGTCTTCGCTCAAGACCGGCGCGGATTGGCTCATCCCGCACGAGACGGGGCAGGACAAGGTCGCTCAGGGCGGCGGTCTGCTCGCCGTGCCGATTGTCGGGCCGGGACGACCGCGCCCGACCCGTGCCTCAAAGGTAAGGGCCGACCTGAAGCCGAGCGCGCTCGGGCGCAGAGGCGTAGTGCTTCAGACGCGCGGCGGGCCTGTCCTCTTCTACCGTCAGGATCGCCGTCTCGTAGCCTTCTACGGACTGGAAAGAAGGGCGCGCATCAGGAAGCGCTCGACGGTCATAGAGCCAACAGTGCAGACGTTCGGGAAACAGTTCGGGCCTAACTTCGCGGAGGCCGTGGCGGAAGCTCTGAGGACTGCTAAATGAGCAGGAGGGAAGTGCTGCGTGCCTAAGAAGAGCGAGCTGGTCAATACCTCCGTCCTCGCGCGACGTTCGGGACTCAACCGCGCGACCGTGAAGACGCGGCTTGAGACGAAAGGAGTGCGGCCTCAACAGGAGAAGGCCAAAGAGAAGCTATACGACGCCGACGAAGCCCTCGCGGCGTTACAGCGGGACGGTACGACGGGGCTGCGCAAGGCGCAGACGGCGAAGACGGCGGCCGAGGCCGCGCGCGTCAAACTCAAGCTAGACAAAGAGCGCGGCGAGCTGGTCTCGATTCAGGACGTGCGAGAGGACGTGCAGGAGTTAGTCAAAAGGATTCATCAGCACTTCGCCGTGACGGGGCCGACCGTGCTCGCGCCCCAACTCAAAGGAAAGAAAGTTTCACAGGTAGAGGCGGCGCTCAAAAAAGAGGCCGAAGACTTCTTCAATGACTTACGCGCCACGTACAAGGCTTATCTCTGAGGCGGTAGTCGCGGGCATCCCCGACACCGGCGTGACCGTCTCTCAGTGGGCGGCGCGGCACAGGTATCTCTCGGAGCTTTCGAGTATGCCGGGGCTGTGGCACAACGAGGTCACGCCCTACCTCGTCGAGCCGATGGACTGCATCGGCCGTGCGGGCGTTTATGAAATCATCTTTGTGGCCTCCTCTCAGGTCGGCAAGACTGAGTTCTGCTGTAACTGCATCGGCTTCCTGATGCACCAGCGTCCCGCCCCTATTCTTTACGTCGCCGAAACGGACAAGAAGGCGGAGGTCTTCTCGAAGGAGAGGCTGGCACCGATGATTCGCGCCACGCCCGTGCTGCGGTCTGTGGTTAGGGACTCGCGCACGCGCGACAGCGGCAACACGCTTGAGGGCAAGAGTTTCCCCGGCGGACATCTCGCCATCGCATACGCGACCTCTCCCGAAAGTCTCTCCTCTCGCTCTCGTCAGTATGCCTTTCTCGACGAGCGGGACGCGCACAGGCCGACGCGCGAGGGCGACCCCGCGGCGCTCGCCGAGAAACGCACGATCACGTTCAAGGAGCGGCGGCAGGTCGTTAAGGCGTCAAGCCCGCGCGACCGCCTTGAGCCTCCCGCGGGCGCACCGCCCGACGCGAAAAGGTATTCGCCGATTGAGTGGGAATATGAGACCTCGGACAAGCGCAAGTTCTACGTGCCGTGCCCCCATTGCGGCGAGTATCAGGTCTTGCAGTGGAAGAACGAGGCCGGAGACTACTGCATCAAGTGGGACGGCGACGACGTGGCAAATGCTTTCTACGTCTGCCAGGTGAACGGCTGCGCCATCGAGCACGAGGATAAGGCCGAGATGCTTGCCCGCGGCGAGTGGCGCGCGGAGAAGCCTTTCGCGGGCCGAGCGGGCTTCTGGATTTGGGAGGCTTATTCGCCCTTCGTCACTTGGGGAGAGATTTGTATCAACTTCCTCAAGGCGAAGAACGACCCCGAGCAGTTAAAGGTCTTCGTCAACACTACGCTCGCGCAGGGGTGGCAGGAGTTCGAGGGCGGGATTGAAGTAACAGACCTCGAAGAGAGGCGAGAGCCCTACACCATTTTCCTGCCCGACGGCGTCCTCGTCATTACCGCCGCCGTGGACGTGCAGCACAACCGACTTGAGTATGAGGTCATCGGTTGGGGCTTAGAGTTTGAGAGCTGGTCGCTCGCCTACGGCGTCATTATGGGCGACCCCTCGCAGCCCGAAGTCTGGGAGGAGCTGAAACTCGCGCTCACGAGAAAATTCGAGTACGAGTCGGGCTTCGCGGGCGACGACGAGAGCGGAGCGAGCGAGGTGCTGAACATGCGCGTGCTCGTGGCGTGCATAGACTCGGGCGGCCACCACTCCGACGACGTGTATCGCTTCTGTCGCGCGAATGCGGGCCGGCATTGGTTCGCCGTGAAGGGCGCGAACGTACCCGGCAAGCCGCTCGTCTCGCAGCCTTCCTTGCTCAAGCGGGCGGGTGGCCTCGTCCGCCTCTACACCATCGGAACGGAGACGGCGAAAGACACCTTCGCCCGCCGTCTCGCTGTGACTAAGCCCGGCCCCGGCTTCTGTCACTTCCCCGTCGAGTTCGAGCGCGACGGCCACGTCTACTACGGCGAGGGCTATTTCAAGCAGTTGCGCGCCGAGCACGCGGTTATGAAGCGCACGAAGCGCGGGACGGTGCGCGTGTGGGAGAAGATTAAAGCTCATTGGCCGAATGAGGCTTTAGACCTCCGCGTCTACAACATGGCCGCGCTCGCCATCCTCAATCCAGACCTCGAACAGCTCGCCGCGCGCAGGCTCGAAGGTAAGCCCATGCCGCAGCCTCCAACCGAGGAGCGCAGGCGCTCAGTCGTCCGCCGCGGCCCGCGTCGCGGATTCGTTCCCGGCTTCTCAAGTGACCCGTTAGGTAGAAGGAGATAGACAATGTTTTTAGAAGAGAACAACAGCACGCCCGACGAGGGCATGGCGCACGGCATATTCCGAGTCGAGAAGTTCAGGGAGGGCGAGTCCGAGCCCTTCGAGGTGTTGGAGTTCGTCAACGCTTACGTGAACGCGGGCGGCGCGGCCCTGCTCGACCTGCTCATAGGCGCGGGCGGTACGGCTTTCAACAACGCCAACGCCTACATAGGAGTCGGCGACTCCTCGACGACGACGACGGCAGGGATGACAGACCTACAGGCCGCGACGAACAAGCTCCGCGTGGCGATGGACGCGACCTATCCCTCGCGCTCGGGTCTGACGGTGACGTGGCGTGCGTCCTTCGGCTCGGCGCAGGCTAATTTCGTATGGAACGAGATAGCGCTCTTTAACGCCGCGGCTGCGGGCACGATGCTCGCGCGCACGGCTCAGGCGCTCGGCACGAAGGCGTCGGGCACGGTCTGGACGGCGACCTACACGATAACAGTCCCGTAATGGCTCAGGAGACTCTAGCTCTAACCGCGACGACGACGCCCGACAACTGGACGCTCGGCGCGGGCGCGTCTAAGGTCGCCGCCGTTGCGCTACCCGACGACGCCGACACGAGCTATATTAGCGCCGCCGTCAACAACACCGAGCAGAAGTATCAGGTCGCCGCGCCCGTCGTCGTGACGGCCAGTGACCTTATCAACTTCGTGCGCATCGTCACGGTCGCGCGCTCGACCTCGACGCTCGCAAGCTTCTTTACGAAACTCTTCTACTCGGCGAGTACCGGCACGAGCGCGACGCATACGAACGTCCCGACCTCTTACACGACTTTCAACGACGACTTCACTCTTGCGCCTGACGGCGGCGCGTGGACGCTGACGAAGCTACAGAGCCTCTTCGCGTCCGTCAGGATGGCCGCGAACCGCGACATGCGGGCCACGAGCCTCTACGTCGTCGTTGACTACACGGCGGGCCAGAACGTAAGCGCGTCGGAAGGAGTGCCGGGCTCGGCTACGGTCTCCTCTTCGGCGACCGTCTCGACGGGAGAAACGGGCGCGGGCGTCGAAGCCCAAAGCATGGCCTTCTCGCCTACTGGTGCCGAGCAGTTGCCCGCCGCCAGTGTCACCGCCGCCGCTGCTGTCTCTGCTTCGGAGGCCGGAGTTGGCTCTGACTCTCTGCTCGTCTCGGCAAGCGCCGCTGCGTCGGAGGTCGGGGCAGGGTCGGACGCTCTGAGCGCCGCCGCGCTGATTGCTGTCGGTGAGGTCGGGGCGAGCGATGAAGCGGGGGCGCAGGCTTCCGTCGCGGCCTCTGAGAATGGCGTCGGCTCAGAGGCGTGGGCGGTCGGAGTAGATGTCTCCTCGGAAGAGCAAGGCGCGGGTCTGCTGAACATCGCGCTCGCGGTCTTGATTGAGGCGGCAGAGGCGGGCGCGGGTTATGAGACCGTCTCTCTCGTGGCTCACACGTTCGTGATCCACGGAGGCGCGCACGTCTCGAACGAGAGCGGACACACGGGCGCGACCGCCGCCCCGAACTTGACCGTGGGCCTGCTCGAATCAGACGGGCGCACGAGCGCGGAGGTGTAGCAGATGGCCGACTTCTATCTCAAGCAGAACAACACGGCACGGCCTTTCGTGGCCGTGCTCCGAGACGACGAAGGGCCGGTTGACCTGACGGACGCGACCGTCCTCTTCGTCATGCAGCAGTCGGGCGAGTCCGAGGCGAAGGTTTCAGCCGAGGGCGAGGTTGACCCCGACCAGACGGCCAACAAGGGCAAGGTTAAATACTCGTGGGCCTCCGAGGACGTAGACACGGCGGGCACGTTCCTTGCCGAGTGGGTCGTCACCTTCGACGGCGGTCGCGTGCAGAGCTTCCCGAACGAGGGGCAGCTCGTCGTAGAGATTACCCCGGCGCTCGGCGCGGGCGCTGCCGTTTACCAGAAGACGCAGGCGGAGAAAGACCTCGAAGCGGTGCGCGCCGCGCTCGTGCCGACCTCATCGGCCAGCGTGGCGGAGTATGAAATCGGCGGCGTGGGGTCGAACCGCCGCATACGCTACTTCGGAAAGACGGAACTGCTTGAGCTTGAGGCGACGCTCGCGCAAAGGGTAAACGGCGAGCGGCGGCGCGCGAAGATGAAGAAGGGCGCGCCCTTCTTCAAGTCCAACTATTAGAGGTGAGTCATGGGCCTGAATCCATTAAACCTAGACCTTCCCCCGATGTCCGCGGTCGTGGCCGAGCGGCGGCGCGCGGACGCCGCGACTAGGATTGAGAGACAACTCGCGGAGAGTAGCCGAGAACTCGCGCGCGTGCGGCGCGTGGCGCGGGCTTACTCCGCGGCGCAGACGACGCGAGCCTCCTCTGATTGGCCCGCGTCGTCTACGACGAGCCAGGGCGAGATTTACCGACACCTTCGGGCGCTGCGCTCGCGCAGCCGCGACATGGCGAGGAATAACCCGCACATGAAGCGCTTCCTCGGCATGGTTCGCCGTAACGTCGTCGGCCCCGGCGGCATCAAGCTACAGGTGCGCGCGAAGAAGGCTAACGAGTTGGACGAACTGCTCAACAGGGAGGTTGAGGAGAAGTTCAAGGAGTGGGCACTGCCGGAGAACTGCTCGGCGTCGGGCAAGTATTCGTGGGTGGACGCTCAGGGGATGGCCGTCAGTACGATGGCCCGCGACGGCGAGTATCTGTGCCGCTTTATAGAGGCAGATAACCCTTTCGGCTTCTCGCTCAAATTCTACGACGCGGCATACCTCGACGAGACGTATAACGAGGTCTTGAAGAGCGGCAACCGCATACTGATGTCCGTCGAGGTTGACCGCTACGACCGGCCCGTCGCCTACTACTTCACCACGCCCCGCTACGAGCTGTCGGCTGCGCCTTATCAGCAGGTCATGGAGCGCGTGAGAGTTCCCGCCTCGGAGGTCGTCCACTCTTATCTGCCTTTCGAGGACGACGCGCAGATAAGGGGCGTGCCGTGGGCGCACGCGGCGATGTGGGAGCTTCGCATTCTCGGTCAGTTCGTAGAGGCTGAACTCATCAACTCGCACCTCTCGGCGTGCAAGATGGGCTTTTTGATTCCCCCGAAGAATGACGAGAATGCGGGCATCCCCCTTACCGACGAAGAGGCGGCGCTGTCTCCGCTCATTAGCCGCGCCGAGCCGGGTGCGTGGGAAGAGCTTGGGCCGGGGTGGGACGTTAAGACGTATGACCCGCAGCATCCCGGCGACACGTTCGACCCCTTCACCTCGACGGTCTTGAGGTATGCCGCGTGCGGCCTCGACGTTTCATACTTTGCGCTCGGCGGCGACCTGACAGCCGTCAACTATTCGAGCGCGCGCGTCGGGCTTCTCGACGACCGCGACAACTACAGAGGCATCCAGAACTTTCTCATTGACCACTTCTGCCGGCGCGTCTACCGGCAGTTTCTTAGCCGGGGGATTTTGACGGGCGCTCTCAACATACTGCCTTCGGACTTCGCACGCCTTCAGAGTCCCGACTTCCAGCCGCGCGGGTGGGCGTGGGTTGACCCGCTCAAGGACATCGCGGCGAGCGAGTCGGCCGTCAACAACGGATTTACCACGCGCTCGCAGGTCATCGCGGAGCAGGGCGGAGACTTCGAGGACACCATCCGAAGGCTCAAGGAGGAGCAGGACTTTATTCAAGCGAACGGCGTGTTGACGAAGAGTAGCGACCTCGTCGCGCTCGCTCAAATCGCCGCCGCGACTGACGGCAAAGGCGGGTGAGTGCCGCGCACAAAATAATCCCGAAACCTCGTGCCATAGTCACGCTCAGGGGCCACCCCCGACGAAGCTATGGCACGAGTCGTTAAAGACATCAACAGTTTAATCGGCCAGCCGCTCAAGCAGTCCTTCCCGCCGCCGTTGGACGCCGAGAGCAGGGCCGCCGACGTGAGCGCGGACGTAGTAGACGAGGCGACGCGCACCGTCCCTCTCGTGCTCACGACCAACCGGCCTATTTATCACGGCTTCGCGTACATCCTGCTTGACCATTCGCCCGACTGCATCAAGCTCGACCGCCTTAAGACCTCCGCGCCCTTCCTTGAGAATCACGACCCCGACCGCCGACTCGGCCGCCTGCGCGACCCTGAGACGGACGGACAGGTCTTGAGAGTAAAGGCCCGCTTCTCGACGCGCCCTTATGCAAATGAGATTTACGACGAGGTTAAAGAAGACCTCGCGGCGGGCGACTACACGCCGACCTCCTGCGTCTTCATCGTCCACAAGTTCGCGCCGCAGGCCGAGGGTGAGATTGACGGGACGCCCGTTTACCGCGCCGTGCTTTGGGAGCCGATAGAAGGCTCGATTGTCTCGGCGGCGGCTGACCTCGCGGCGGGCGTGGGCCGCGCGATGAATGCGGACGATACGGCGCACGACCCCGCCAACTGCGACGTTGAAGGCTGTCCTGAATGCGCGGCCGTCGCCGCTCAAGAGGAGGGGCGACAAGTCCCCATTGAACCGGCGACCGCCGAAGCGCGCGCCGCGAGCACCGCTCCGAAGGAGAATGTCATGGACGTTAAAGAAGAGATTTTAAAACTCGCCGAGCTGCTCGACAGAGGCGTTGACGGGCAGCCTTACGCGGCGCTCGCCCGCGAGTTCGTTACCGGCGACAAGACGCTGGACGAGTTCAAGACGGAAGCCCTCAAGCGTATGCGCGAGGGTCAGCCCGTCGTCGAGCCGGGCAAGTCGCCCGTTGACCTAACGCCCGACGAGAAGCAGCGCTACTCCATCGGGCGCGCGATTCTACTCGCCGCCGACGGCGGGAAGGGCTTCGAGCGCGAGGTCTCGGACGAGATAGGCAAGAAGCTCGGCCGCTCGCCACAGAACAACAACTCAATCTTCATCCCGACCGGCCTCGCGCTCGGCGCGCAGACCCACAAGCGCACGCCCCTGGCTACGACGGGCGCGACGACGGGCGCGGACATCCTCTTTACCGAGCCGGGTGCGTTCATAGAGATGCTCCGCGCGACCGCGAAGGTCTTCATGCTCGGCGCTCAACTGCTCCCCGGTCTGACGGGCGCGGTCGCGTTCCCGAAGCAGACCGGCGCGGGCACGCTCTACTGGGTCGGTGAGAATCCCGGCTCGGACGTGACCGAGAGCAACATCGCGCTCGATCAGGTCGTGCTTTCGCCTAAGACGGCGATGGCGCAGCAGGGTTACTCGCGCCAACTCCTTCGGCAGTCGTCGGGCGTCGTTGACACGCTCGTGACCAACGACCTGCGGAAGACCGCCGCGCTCGGCATAGACCGCGCGGCTCTTCACGGCACGGGCGCGTCGAATCAGCCCACGGGCATCTACGTCGCGTCGGGTGTCAACCCTGTCGCCTTCGGCGGTGCGATTACCTTCCCGAAGGTCGTGCAGATGGAGACTGTCATCGCCGAGGCCGACGCCGACGTGAATGAGATGGGTTATCTCACCACGCCGGGAGTGCGCGGCGCGGCGAAGACGACGCAGAAGTTCTCAGGCACGAACGGCGAGGCCATCTGGACGGGTGGTGCTGCCGCGGGCGAGATGAACGGATACCGCGCCGAGGTCTCGACGCAGGTGCGCAAGGACATGGGCGTGGGCACGAACGAGCACGGCATCGCCTTCGGCGTGTGGTCGGAGCTTCTGGTCGGCGAGTGGGGCGCGATGGAGATTTTGACCGACCCCTACACGCTCGCGGGCAAGGGACTCATCCGCCTCGTGCTCTTCCTGATGATAGACCTCGGTCTTCGTCACCCCGAAGCGTTCAGCAAGGGCACGGGCCTGACGGTCAGCTAATGGGCTTCGTCGAGAAGCGAGTTGAGGAGCTACGCAACGCCGCCGCGGGCGCGGACAGGAGAGAGACCGAAATGCCTTTGAAGACCACGGACGACGACGACCCGAAGCGGCTCGTCAAAATCAAGTTCATCGTCAACACCTGCGACGACGGCGTGGACTACGGCCCCGACTACCCGAAGAAGGTCGCACAAGTGCCGTTCCACCGCGCGGCAGGCTATGTCCGTAACGGTCGGGCCGAGGCCGTTGACAGCGACGAAGAGCTGCGCGACATCGAGGACGCCACGGCCGCAGCCAACGCGCCTGACGACAAGAAGAAAAAGAAGTAGGCCGTGCAAGGTGAAGACCTCCGCATCTTCTTTAACCCAGACGAGCACGCCGTCCCGGCCACGTTCAAGACCGACGGCGGCGTGCTCGTCCGAGAGGCCGCAGTCATCCTCTCGCTACCTGTTCAGGAGATGCAGGTCGGGGCGGGGCAGGGAGTCGAGCACCTGCAGCCGAGCCTACAGTGCCCGACCTCGGACGCTGAAGGCGTCAGGAAGAATTATGTCGTCGAGGTCGGCGGCGGCACGTTCCGAGTCGTAAGGCGCGAGAGCGAC